GGCTGGAATACGCCACGAAGCGCTATCGCAGGCTGGTCTATGACCGTCGCGCCAAATTCACGGCAGCTACGATCGAGGTCGATCACGACTGGGTGGCGTTCGGCAATGGCGTTATATCGGTCGAGGAAAGCCCGACGCGCGATCACATGCTCTTCCGCGCGTGGCATCCGAAGAACTGTGCATGGATGATCAATGAGGTCGGCACGGTCGACCATCTCCAGCGCAAGATGAAGAAGACCGCCCGCAATCTGGTGAAGGTCTACAAGGACAAGGTTCATTCGGACATCAAGAGGGCCGCCATAGAGGAACCCTCGAAGGAATTCAACTGCCGCCACATCGTCATGCCGACGGATGAAATCTACGGCGACGACAAGGTGATGCGCCGCAAGTACGCCAAGTTCCCGTTCCTCTCGATCTACATGGACATGGACCATGAGCAGATCCTCGGGGAGGCTGGCCTTCCGGTATTCAATTACGTCGTGCCACGCTGGCGCACACTGTCGAACTTCCCGCAAGGATTCTCGCCGGCCACGATCAACTCGCTGCCCGATGGCCGCATGATCCAGCAGATGGCCCGCATCATCCTTGAACAGGGTGAGAAGGCCGTCGACCCGCCGATGGTTGCCAAGGGCGCGATGTTCCGCGATGCGGTCAACATGTACGCCGGCGGCATGACTTATGTGGATCTCGAAGACAACGACGATATCCGCAAGGTGCTTCAGACCATAGAATCCGGGAACATCGCACAAGGCCTCGAACTGAAGAACGATGTCCGCAGCATGATTGCCGAGGCTTTCTTGCTGAACAAGCTGTTCCTGCCCGACACACGGGAGATGACAGCCTATGAGACCAGCCAGCGCGTGGCAGAATTCCGCCGCGCCGCTCTGCCGTTCTTCGGGCCGATCGAGAGCGAGTATCACTTGCCGTTGCTTGACGCCGGCTTCCAGATCGCCTTGCATAATCGCCAGTTTGAAATCGGCGAGATGCCGGACGAGTTGCAGGGCCAGGAGGTGACGTTCACCTTCGAAAGCCCACTCAACACAGCAGAGGGCAGGGCGCTTGTTTCCGCCTTCCAAGAGAGCGTTCAGATCATCGCTGCCGGTGCTCAGTACGATCAGACCCTGCCGGCCACCATGGATCTGCAGAAGATGACCAAGGATGCCGTCAAGGGCACCGGAGCGCCCGCAGATTGGTTCAAGGACGAAGAGCAGGCTGCCGCCGACCAAGACCAGCAGAAGCAGGTTCAAGGCATCACGCAGGCGGCCTCGGCGCTCAATGACGCATCCATGGTCGGCAAGAACGTCGCCGACGCCAGCGTGGCGCTTCAGCAGGCAGGCTTGCAGTAACCAACCGACATAGGAGGCAAAGACTATGTCCATCTCAAAAGTAAAGGTCGATGAACGTCATGAACGGCTGATGCTTGCCATTGGTGAGACAATCCAGCGCTTCACGCAGCAATCGCCCATGACGCATGAAATGATTGTCGGCTGCATGGCGTTCTCGCTCGGCGCGGCGATCGGGCAGGCAAAGACCAGAGGCGAGCGCTTCCAGCTTCGCAAGATGGCTGATGCCAATGTCGATCTGGGCACGCAGGCGATCACCGGCAGCTCGGCGTCGTCCCGGCTCATCTTCCCGGATCATGTCGCATGAGAGATCTGATCGTTACGGAGAAGCTTTCCGTGAGTGTCGGCTACAACGGCAGGCTTCATAGCTTTGGCATCTACGTTTATGGCGCAGCATCTCCGGCCCGCAAACCTGGTGACCTGCTGCGCGATGAGCTCGAGATTTCGTTCCCGTTACGCCCTATCCAAAGAACGACAGAGATTGGTGTTGCGTGGTGGCGTCCGCAACTCATCCTCTGGTTCAAGGATCGCAAGCGGTTCGCGTGGCCGTCTTATGCGAGATGGCCTTCCGAGAGGGCGAGAACATGAACCCGAAGCCGGCCATATATGACCGCGAGGTGCTTTACGCCACCCGCGCGCTATTCGATGGCAAAGCCAATGAAGGCCAGCAGAAGCGGTTCATGGAATGGCTGCTGTTCAATGCCTGCCATATCGGCATGCCGAGCTTCATGCTCACCGAACGGGAAACCTCCTTCATGGAAGGACAGCGCTCTATCGGGCTTCAGATCGCCAAGCTGCGCGAGCCAGAGGCCTTGAAGCTGATCGAAGGCAAGTCGAGAGCAGAGAGAAAACCAGAGGCAAAGAATGACTGAGGCAATCGTAGAACCACCCGTAACACCTCCGGCCGGCGATCCGCCTCCGGTTGATCCACCTATTACTCCGCCTGCTGGTGACCCGCCGCCAGTTGACCCGCCCGCCGGCGATCCTCCGTCCGGCGATCCGCCTACTGACCCGCCGGCAGACGATAAGCTATCCGCTCTCCCGGATAACTGGCGCGAGCTTGCCGCCGGCGATAATGAGGATCAGCTCAAGCTTCTGAAGCGCTACGGCTCCCTGGCTGGCGTCGTCAAAGCATTGCAGGAAGCCCAGACCACCATCCGCTCCGGCAAGATCAAGCGCGACATGCCTGATCCCAAGGACGATAAGGCCATGGCGGAATGGCGCAAGGATCAGGGTATCCCCGATACGGCCGAGGGCTACAAGCTGCCGGAGCCGGTCACAAAGCGCCTCGTCGATGCGGACAAGCCGGTGCTGTCGAGCTTCACCGAGTTCGCCCATGCCAAGAACGCACCGCCGGCATTCGTCGAGATGGCAGCCGAATGGTATGTCGACATGGCCGAAAAGGCCGCAGAGGCCCAAGGCCAGCAGGACAATACGGCTCGCGAGACAGCGGAAGACGCTCTTCGGGACTCATGGTCCCGCGATGAATACAAAGGCAACATGCAGCTCGCCAAGCGCTTCATGTCAGGAGCCGGTGATATCGGCGATGCATGGACGGAAGCGCGGCTGCCAGACGGCCGGCGCCTTGGCGATATCGCAAGTTTCGTCCAGTGGGCATCGGACCAGGGCCGCAACTCCTTCGGCGATGTGGTGTTCGCATCGAGTGACGCCGAGAGCAAGCATTCTAGCCGCAAGGCAGAGATTGAGAAGATCCGCGATACCGACTTCGATCGGTATGAAAGTGAAAAGTTGAACGTCGAATATCGCGAGATCCTCGAACGCGACCTCAAGCGCGGCAAGCGCTGAACCCATTCTGACATCACAGTCAGTGTCCGCCCGCTTTCGAGCGGGTTTTTTAATGCCTGCATGACGGCCACCCCGGCAACGGCCCCCGACTGCAGTTTCCAGCATATCCGCCAAGCGTGAAAGCCCCGGTTCGACAGCGGCCACCCCGGCAACGGCCCCGCATGTCCATCGGCCTCCCTCGCACTGCTCCGGCTCCAGTCCCTCCCTTCACCATTTGAAAAGGAAGAGATCATGAGCATCGAAGCTGCAATGATCCAGTACAAGAAGGACTTCATCCCTGCCTTCGAGCAGAAGCAGAGCCTTCTCAAGCTTACCACCACCAAGGAAATGCAGACTTCCGGCAACCAGTCGACGTTCCTCGTCTCCGGTTCTGGTGGCGATACCGCCGTCACTCGCGGCACCAACGGTCAGATTCCCTACGGCAATCCGACGAACAACCAGGTCACTGCAACCCTAGTTGAGAAGCATGCTCCCTACGAGCTGACCGGCTTCAACGTCTTTGCCTCGCAGGGCAATCAGATCTCGGTGATGCGCAATTCGTCTATCAACGTCATTAACCGTGACATCGATCTGACGCTCCTCGCCGAGCTGTCGAATGCAACGCAGGACTTCCCGCCAACGGCCCAGACGGCATCGCTGTCGATGGTAACTGGCGCGCAGGCCATCCTCGGCAACAACGATGTTGATGTCGAAGAAGAAGAAAACATGTTCGCGGTCATTTCTCCGGCGTTCCGCGGATATCTGCTCCAGACGACCGAATATTCTTCCGGCGACTATGTCGAGACGAAGCCGTTCGGCGGTCCTGTCCGCAAGATGTTTCGCTGGGCAGGCGTCAACTGGATCGTTTCGAGCCGTATCACCGGTCTCGGGACTGCGGCCGAGATTTGCTACATGTACCACCGCAACTCCATCGGTTATGCGGTCAGCGTGGGCGAAGAAAAGATCGCCGCTGGATATGACGAAAAGCAGGACACTTCGTGGTCCCGCGCTACCGTCTACCATGGCGCCAAGATCCTCCAGAACAATGGCATCGTGAAAATCACTCACGACGGCTCTGCGTTCGTTGCCACGTAAGGAGATCAGAACATGGCATATGTACCTGACAACCTCGCACTACTCGATACCCAGATCGGCGGCTACCAGCCGCGTGTCTGGCGTTACACGACCGCAGCCGATGCCGACGCAACCATCGTCGCCGCCGGCTACTTCTCGGACGGCTACGCCAAGGGCATGCGCGTCGGTGACATCGTTCATGTCATCGCCACGACCGGCCC